GCTGGTACAGGTAGACGGTGGCGCTGTTGCCGCCGGCCGTGCCGCCGATACCGACGTACGTCGTGGCCAGGCTCTCCGGGGTGCTGGCGTTGCCTGTGCGGTCGTAGTGCACCAGCCAGAGCGTGTAACTTGCATCGCTGGGCGGATACCATGTCGTGGTGTTGCCGCGGCCGATGAACAACTCGGCGCCAGCGGCCCAGCTCACACCCTGACGCAGATCGCTATAGGCGTAGTCCGATTCCGTAGGATCATTCCACCAGACCTGCATGCCTCCGATCACGGTGTCGTAGGCCATGCCTGTCGCATTTGCCGGTGCCGTCGTGTCACCGATCACGATGTGATTGATGATGGACTCGACCCCGCTTGCACCCAGACTATTGACGGCCCGTGCGGCGATGATGACCTGATCCCCTGCGCCAGCGCCGACCAGATACTCGCCGGTACTGCCCCCGCCAGCGCCGACGCTTCGCCACTGGTCAACCGCATCGACACCAACGCGGCGCCAGCGGATCTCGACACGCCCGCCCTGTGTGACGTAGGCGCTGCTGATGGCGTCCCACGTCACCCACACGCGAGGCAGGAAGCTTCCGTCACCCTGGCGCAGTACATGGGCGCTTCCGCTGGCCGCAGCCATGCCGGTGAGTGCCGGCACCGCGTAGGGGTTCGGCAGGCCGGTATTGGGCAGACTGTCGGCGGTGGCGGCGTCGGCCAGGTCATAGATGGATGCGCCGTCTTCCTGCAGCGTCAGCAGCACGGCGCTCTGGTCGCTCCACTGCCAGTCGGTGACGCGGAAGACCTTTGCAGACCATCCGTATTCGGCACTCGTCACCGTCACGCGGTCGCCGACCTGTAGCGGCCAGGCGTGCAGTTGCGCCGGGTAGCGGATGACCAGGCTTTCGCGCGCCTGCTCTGTGAAGATGCGCGCCAGGTTGCGGGCACGGGCGCGGTTGTCAGTCCAGGGAAGGGTGATGTCGGTCCACAACTCATCGCCGTCATCGGTCACGTAGGCGCTATTGCTGTAGGGGTCGAAGTCGCTCTCGACCGCCCGGCCGTGCTCGATCATCCGGCCGCGCACGCCGTTGAAAATGTCAGCGTATGCGGCCCCGGCCTGCACCACTTCAATGGCCCCGGCCTGCAGGTTTTCAGTCAGCGCCAGCACCGGCGCTGTGTAGGCCCCGGCATTGACAACCCACAGCCCGCCAGTGTGCGTCACCAGGCCGGCCATGCTCTGCGCCAGTTCCTCCAGCACCGCCTCCTGTGGTGCGTCAGAAGTGCAGGCACCATTGGCGGTGTACGTTGCGCCGCTGCTGGTGTCTGGCCCGACCGTCAGACTGATGACGGCATCACAAGCATTCGCCGCGGCGTTGATGCTGGCCGTATCGACGTCTGCGGGGTCGATGCCGAAACCCCATTCAGCGGTGAGCCAGTCATAGATGACGAGCGCGCTGTTCTCTCCCCATGCGGTGGTGCTGGTGCGGGTGTCGAGCAGCAGCCGGCCTGATACGTCGAACGTCAGCGGCGGCGGCCCGCCCTGGAACCGCGCCTCCTCCAGATCCAGCGTGACCACAACATAGGTCAGGCCGCGCAGGCGGTCGTTTGCCGTCCACTCTGCGGGGACCACGCTCTGCAGGTAGGTGCTGGCCAGCTGGTCGGGCAGGCCGAGGTGCTTCTCCCATCGCACGGTGCCAAAAGTCGCCGTGTACTTGACCGAGATCGTGGCGCTTACGCCTGCGGTGTTGGTGACGGTGTTGCCGACTACGCTGTATGACGTGTCGACCCAGCCGGTATCGTGCGCCCCCTGGTATCCGGCGCTGATGACGGTAGGCGCCGCGTCGAAGGTGGCGAAGGCTCCCGCGGCAAGGGTGCGCTCTTGGTAGATCGTGCGCGGCTTGCCGCCGAATTCGCCTGTCGTGGCCCAGCCGCTGCCGTCCAGTGCACCGATGGCGATGCCGTCGATCATCACCTCGTGCACGTCCTGGCATTGATGCGCAGCCAGACAGATGACGATGTGCTTCAGCGCGTCTGGTTTGGTGTAACTGCCACCGTTGTCGCGCGTGCCGGTCTTGTCGCTGGTGAGGATGGCAACGATGTCGCCGCCGACGATTGCTCGCCCGTACACAACGCGCCACGGCGGGGTAGCCTGCAGCGTGGTGATGGTGCGGTCGGTAAGGCTGGCGTTGTAGGCGCGGCGTGCTGCTGCTGCGGCGCTCTTGGCTTTGCGCCGCGCCTGGATGCCGCCATAGACGCTGTATGCGGCAAGGATGTAGCCGCCGTATGTGGCCACGAACACCGCAGCAGTAGCCGCAGCCGCCGCAAGCGTGCCACCGATGTACGGCGCCAGAGCGACGACGATGCTGATCGGGTCGGCCCATGCCGCGGCCGGCGCAAGCAACAAGGCCAGTGCGATCAGCCGATTCATGCGCGCCCCGCGCGACGCCAGGCGGCGTGCACTTCCCACATGGGCAAGAAGATGATGGCGCCGTGCGCGTCGGGCAGCGCGGCGTGCCGTCCGCTGCACAGGCCAAGGGTGCGGCGGTACATCACGATGTCGCCGGTCTGCGCCAGCGCGGGCGGTATCTCCGCGCCAACCCGGCGCGTGACTGCGCTGCGCAGGCTGCGTGCGCCCAGCGCGCGCAGCGTGCCGCGCATCCCTGCAGCGCAGTCAGGCATCGGCACCCCTGCTAGCGCCCGCGGTGCGGCAAAGCCCAGCGCAAAATGCGCGCAGTTGGCGTGCCGCCAGTCGAACGACTGCCACGCGCTCAGGTACTCGGCAAGGCTGTGCATGCTCACCGCTCCTGGAATTTCTTGCTCAGCCACAGGCTTGGCTGCTCGATCAGGGTGCGCACGTAGCGCAGGCCGGTATCGCCTGGGTAGCGGCGCTGCTGCTGCTCGTGCGTCAGGCGAAGACCACCGGCGTTGCGCATGCGGGCCACGCCGACGCGCGCGCAGCGCATCTCGATACTGCCGGTGCTGCCTTCTTCGCCGGCCGTGCGCTTGATCTCCACTCGGTCCATCAGGCCAGACCAGCGGCGAACCTTCGGCCCCACGGGCTGAAAAGTGCTGCCCAGCATCTGCAGGTACAGCGTGGCCCTGCGCCCGCGGTAGTTGCCAACGTTGCCGAGGCTGGCGGCAATCAGCGCCTGGTCCACGATGCTCAGCGTCAACGCGATGGCGTCGCCGAGGACTTCTTCGCTTTCGCTGATGGTGCCGACGCCGGCCACAGCGCCCCAGCCGAGCCAGGTGTTTGCGCCTTCGGTGATGGTCACGGGCGCCGTGGTGTAGCGCAGCACGCCGTCTGCGAAGTCCAGTTCCACCAGCCACGCCACGCCGGCAACGGACTGCTGGTGCTGCGTGGCGCCCATGGTGATCATTGCCAGACCTCCAACAGATCAACGGCCATGCCCGTGGTGACGATTTCGCGCCCCGGTTCGTAGGACCACGCAACTGCCGTGCCCTGCTGCTTGAAGTACGCGGCAGGACGATCCCATTGCACAGCGGTGCCGGACGCGAACGCGGTGCGCAGCGGCGGCTCGGTGGTCAGCGCGATGACACCCGACCCGTTTGCCGTTGCGTCTGCCATGACCATGACAACCTGAGATGTGCCGAGCCCGGAACCGATCTGCAGGTAGTCGCCGGCTTGCAGCGTCTTTCCTGCCTGCCCCGCGCCGCCGGTGACGCTGATTGCAACGGCCCCCGCCGACGGTGCCGCGTTCAAGGTGAGCGTGCCGCGCATGGTGCCCATGGGCTGCAGGCGGCCGAAGTTTGGGCACAGCAGATGATTCACCTTGCCGCGCAGCGACATGATCACCGCCTGCCACCGCCCGGCCTGACGCTGCCCAAGGGCTTCAGGCTGCACGATGTTCAGCGACCAGCGCGGCGGCCCTAGAAGGCGGTCCTGCTGCGCGCCGGTGGCTTCGCTGGCGAACGTCAGGTCGTATCGACGCTGCCCGAACCCGCTGCCAGGCCCGGGGATGATGGTCCCCGGCCATGTGATGATTGCCATGTCAGGCAAGCCCCCTGGCGCGTAGCTGCTTCCACATATGGGATTCCGTCTGCGCCATGCCGGCCATGACCATTTGCGTAGTCCGCGCCTGGTCCATGCTGGCGTCCATGTGGATGACGGGCCGGTTCTGGATGACGATGCTCTGCCCCGCTGGCGCAGCGCCGCCGTAATACCCAGGGCGTTGCGCAGTTGGCGTCACCAGGCCGTCGACAGACGGCATGAGGTACTGCTTGCCGCCTGCGCTGAACAGTTCGCCAGGGCCACCCAGTTCGTTCACCGGGAACATCCGCCCGCGCTGCACGGCTCCGCCGATGGCTTTGCCGCCGCCAAAGAAGCTGCCGAAAGCACCGAGCAGGCTTGCGAGGTTTCCACCCGAGTTCTTGGCGCCACCGAGGCCCAAGGCTGATGCGATGTCTGCCGCCGCGGCCTCGGCCACCATGCGCAGCAGCAGATCGGCCCACATATCGAGGATGCCGTCGAAATCGCCCTTGAGCGATGAAACCAGCGTGTCACCGATGGCGCTCTGGATGTTGTCGAGCGCGAGCTTCGTGCGGTCGTCCATCTCCTTGACCGTCTCTGCGCCAGTCCGAATGGCTTCAGTTGCGACGATGACGGACTGTGCCCACTGCTCCGCGCTCAACTTGCCTTTGTCGAACTGCGCGTTCAGGAATTCAACGTCGGCGAGTGCCGATTTAAGCTGCCCCCCTGGTGTCTGCGCGAGGATGGCACTCAGGCGCGAGGTTTCCTTTGCCGCCTTCTGTGCCGCAGGGTCCAGGGCTTCGAGGTTGGTACGGACATTCTCGATGGCCTGGTCAATCTCAGAGCCAAACAGACCCGTCGCGCGCAGACTGAATAGCTGATCGAGCTGCGCATTCAGCGCGGCTATTTTGCTTACGTCCGTCTGCTCGATGGCGTCCAGGGCACTTTGCATCGCCGGGTCGATTGGCGCTGCATACGGTGCGCTGGCCTTGCCTGGCTTGGATGGCTTTGGTGTCTCGACGCCGGCCTGCACCTTCAGCGCGAACGGCGGGATGATGTTTCCGCGGCCTTGCCCTGGGCCCAGCGTGCCGAGCGAACTGGCAACGCGCTCGTAGAATTCGAGAAGTTTGCGGGCGTCGGCCAGTTCCCTTTGCTTGCCGCTGATCTGCAAACTGTCGAGCAGCCCGCCGCTTTTCTTCAGCGTTTCGAGTTCCTGCGTCAGCGTCTTGATCTGCCTGCCGTAGTGGCTGACACCATCGGCTGCATCGTCAAACGGCGTTGCGCTCAGGCTCAGGCGCAGGAATTCTCCAAGCCCGCCGAACGATGCCGCAGCGGCGTTGATGCGGACCACCACCTCATTGATCTTTGGCACCACCACGGACGCCAGCGTGATGGCCAGTGCTTCGCTTTGCTTTTGCAGCCGTCTCAGGTTGTCGTTAAGCTCCTCTGAGGCCTTTCCAAAATCGCTGCCGATGACGATGCCGAGGCGTTCGGCTTCGATGCGCATCGTCTCCAGGCCCGAACTGCCACCGTCCAGAAGGCTGATCATCTTTGCACCGCTGCGGCCGAACAAGTCGGTGGCGAGCGCGGTTTTCTGGATGCCGGCAGGCAAGGCGGCGAAACTGTCCGCGACCTCGGCCAGCAGGGCATTGGAGCCCTTCAGGGTGCCGTCGTTGTTCTTGACGCTGATGCCAAGGTTTCGGAATGCGTCGGCTGAGGCCTTGACGCCATCCCCGGCGTCGCGCGCCTGCTTCGACATCTTGGTCAGCGCGGTGACGAGTTCTTCCTGATTGACGCCGGCCAGGTCTGACGCATAGGAAAGCGCGCTCAGTTCCTCCGTGAGCATGCCGACCGAACGGGCCTGCTTGGACAGAGCGTCTGCGCCGTCAATGGCGCCCTTCACGAAGTCTGTGATCTCGCGCACGCTGACGGCAGCCCCAATAGCAGCGCCGATGCCGATGGCCGCGGTCTTGACGCCACTGAATGCGCGGCTCATCCGGGCTGAGCTTCGCTCGGCAATCATCCCGGCCTTGTCCATGCCGGCTTGAAGGTTTGCCAGCTTGGCTTCGAGGTCGATGCTGAGTTTTGCGATGGCCATTGTTGTTCAGTCCTTCCGGCCGCCGAGGAATTGGCGCTCATCCCGCTTGCCTTCGCCCTGCGGCGGCTTGTGCGCCTTGATGACGCGCAGGCGGTCTACAAGCCCGCGGACATCACGCACGCCGAAATAGGCGACGGCATGCTCCAAGCCGAGGCCGAGGTCTAAGCCACCCATACCGTTGTGCAGCAGGTTCCAGACTTCGATGGCCATCTGATCCTCTGGTGTGCATGTCGCTTCGCACGGCTCGCCCTGCTGCGCTGCCCTGGCTTGGGCGTCGAGCAGGGCGTTCAGTTTTTTGCGGCCAGCCCCCGGGCTTCGATGCGCGCCTTGATGGCGTCGGCGATTGCGGCAGCGACGACCATCGCTTCGTCCACGTGGTCGCGGGCGTAGTCTTTCCAGAGGTCGGCGTCGAAGTCGAGCGCGTCGCTGGCACCGATGGCAGCGCCCAGGAAAGTTGCCTCTGTGAAGAGGTCCCATCCGACCACGTACTCGGTCACATGATCGACGGTGACGCCACCACGAAACCGCGGGAAGTCCGCTTCTTCTGGGCGCATGATCTGCACGCGCCGGCCTTCGTCGCCCAGCGGAACCCACGACACACGGTCAGCATGTAGCGACGCCTTGACGCGCGAAATCGCGTCGAGCATCGCCTTGCCGTCACCTGTCATGCCGCGCCTTCGGTGATGAAGCCCTTCACCGTCACGCTGATCGTGCTGGTGCCGAGCTGGCCCTGCTGCACGTCACGGCCCGGAAGGCTTGGCTCGCCGCGGAAAAGGGCAACGTCACCATTCGACCAGGTGCAGCGGAAGACCAGCGAGCCCTGATTGCGCGCGGCGGTCTTGACCAGGCCCATGGCTTCACTGGACAGGCTTTCGGCCAGCAGCGGAATGCTGACGGTCTGCGCGGCGAGCAGGCCGTTCACTTCCTGCCGGATCACGTCGAGCAGGGTGGTGCTGTTGAGCTTGTCGGCGTCGCCACCGCCTTCAGTCCAACCTGTGCTCTTGGCCAGCGTGGACCAGGCGGTGATGGGGATGAACGACCCGCCGGTGAAGGCCGGGAAGTTTGTCGTCGCGATGTCTTCGAGCCCGAAGGTGTCAGCGGCCACCGTGCCGAGGCGCACCGCCTGCCCTTCCAGCTGCACCATGCCGGTGACGGTGGAAAAGTACCCGACGCTCTTGGTCAGAAGCGTGTGCCCGACTGACGTGGCGACGCCAGGCGAGGCCTGGGTAACGCCGGTGACGGTTTTGGCCGCCCCCTCGGTCTTGCTGACTTCGACGCGGACACCGCGCCCAACGATGAGATCACCGATTGCCATGATTGGCTCCTAGATATTCCGGCGCGGCGCCGGTGGTTGCAGAAACAAAAAGGCCCGCAAACTGCGGGCCTTGTGGCTTGGTCGACGGCGCGTCATGGCCACCACTCGACACTGAGGATGCGGCCGTCGAGGCCAGTCTCTTCGTCGTATGCCGGCTCCTCAGAGGCAACGACGCACCCGCGCTGTGGTTGCGCTGCGGCGCATGCGCTGCGCACGGCATCGGCCACGCTGGCGGCCGCGGCTGCGGTTTCAGCCCAGCACTGGACGGTGAACGTCACCGGGTCGGCCAGCAGTTGATTGCCGAGGCCGTACACCGGATCGTGTCGAGACAGATAGACCACCGCGGGTAGCGTAGGCGTTGCCTGTGCGGCCATTGCGATACGGTCGGACACCAGTGCCATGAGCGGGGCATGCGTTTGCAGTAGGAACTGAAAGTCTGATTCCGCGCTCATGGCGTCTGGCGCTTGTTGAGTTTTTCAACGATGGCGGGCAGTTTGCTGATGAAGACCTGAAGCGCCGCCTGAAGCTGCCGCCCGCCGGCTTCGAGAAACCGCGCTCCACCCATGAACTTGGTGCCGAAGTTGAGAAACCGCCAGTAGTACGGGTCTTTGGGGCTGTTCGCTCCGCGCTGACTGGTCCGCACTTGCATGCGATGCCTCACCTTCACGCCGAGCATGCTGCGTGTCGAAGTCTTGAATGCCGCACCCTTTGCCGGCCTGACGTTGACGAACACGCCGACATCACCCGCGCGCCGTGCTGCCTTGCTGGTGCGCACGACGATGGCATCGCGTACCGTCCCGGGCTTGCGAACTCCGCGGCGTACAGCGAAGGCGCCTGCTGAAATGATCGGCGTACTGCGCCGCGCAGCGTCTCGAACAAGCCTTGCACCGGCTGCGAGCGCGTTGCGAAGCGCGCGGACGCGCAGTTTCGCGGGGACTGCCGACAACTCTCGCTTGAGGTCAGGAAGGCCGACGACGCTGGCTTCAATCTCTGCCATCGCGCACCCCTGCCGTGCAGTTGATCTGCAGCCATTCGCTGAACTGCCCCAGCGGGATCGGCTGGCCGATGATCTCGAACGGCTTGCCGCCCCATAGCACGCGCCATGTCGGCAGGATGTCGGCGCGCTTGCGAATGATGAACTTCGCGTCGAGCGTGGCCTGGTGCTGGCCGGCGATTGCGACATCGCGCCCGCCGATGAACCCTGGCCGGGCCCAAACCGTGGGGTCGGTGGCGACGTTTGCCCAGGCGCCAGATGCCTGGCCGAGCGCATCGCGTGTCGTCGCACGCACCTGGAACGTGATGCGCTCCGTAAGGTCGGCCGGCTGGATGGTACGCATTGGATCACGTGTACAGCCGCAGCGGGTCGAGAATGCGCGGCAGGTACGGGTTTTCGGATGCGGCGTCTTTGGCCGACAGCGTGGGATCGGCCACGATCATGGCCACCATCGCCTTGATGAACTGCACGGCTGCGGCGGGGACTGCTGCGGCCGATGCGGCGCCGACAGTGACATCCACCCGCACGCGCGGGCCGGCAGCCACGTCGCCGAGGTCTGGCCAGGTTGCGCCGATGGCTGGCACCAGCACGAACCCTGTGCCACTGACGGCCCAGACGTATTGCAAGGCGTTCAGCACCGCCCACGCGCTGCCGTCCCAGTAGGCGACGACGAGGCTCGTCGGGCGATAGATGCCGAGCACATCCGTCGCGGCTGGCCAGTCTTCAAGCTCGATGCGCCAAGTCTGTTGCATGAACAGGCGCCCGGTCTGATGCTCAGCCACCTCGCGCGCCGCGACGATGGCGGCGGTGACGATGGTGTCCCACTGCGTACCGTCCAGACGCGCCGCCGCCTTGGCATCTGCCAGGGTGACGGGCTCGGCTGTTGGGGCGGTGAGTAGATAGGCGGTCATGTCATTCCGCCACCAGCCTGGCCGGCCCGTAAGCGCCGATGAACTTGCGCCCCTGGAAGCCACGGATGTCGCGGCGCGGGCCGAGGTCGGCGCCTTGGTTCAGAAGCGGTGAGCCGGGCATGGGGGTGCCGGCTGCGGTGAGCATTGCTGCGGCGTTCGAGGCATAGGCGGTCACACCCGCAGCCACAGCAGCGAAGTCAACATAGCTGTGGATTTCAGTGTCGTTCGTCTTGTAGGCACACAGTTGTGCAGCCCTCGTAGTGTCGGCGCTGATGGCGACGTTCCCGGCGTAGGTCTGGTCGCGGGCGGTGTCAAATTCAGGCCCGGTATTGTTCGACACGCCAACACCAAACATCGACTGGTCGGGGCGCAAAAACGCGACGTTGTTGCCGAAACTCACCTTCCCGGCACCGGGACCGGTGTAGCCTGCGGTATTGCGCGTCAGCGCAAACGCGCTGCCGCATGCCGCCCAGTTCCTCGCGTCGAGCGTGCAGTTTTCAATCCTTATGTTGTCTGCCGCGAACCCCGTTGGTTCGCGAATGAGCCACATGCCCTCAACGTCGTTGCCTACGGACTGAGTGCCGGCAGTCGACAGGTCGCGGTGAACGATTGAGATGATGCGTGTGTTCTGTCCTGCGATCTGAACGCGCGTCGATCCACCAGAAACATCACCACGAGTCAGCGTGGTATTCAAGCCGCGAGAAACCGCGAACGCGCGGGCATCCTTGGAATAAGAAGGGACCACCACGCGGAAGTCCTCGACCGTCACATTCACCGCCTGATATGTAGCATCGGTGCTGAGGTTTCCAATCGACAGCCCACCATGCGTAGATGCGTGGGCGTGTACGGTCAAGCCCCGAATTGAGACGCCCGAGCATTGCCCTATGTCAACGTCGTCGATGCCCTCGTAGAACTCGTTTGCGCCGAGCTCGACTTCATTCTCGGATGTCTTGGCGTACAGAGTTACATTGCGAATTTCGACGCCAGAAACCAGATAGCCGGATGACCCTTTCGCCGCAATCTTCAGCCCGGACAGACCGTATGCCTCGATGCCAACATTGAGCAGC